ACTGCATGCCCATCGACTGAATCTCGGCCTCGGTGGCGGTCTTGGCCTTCTGAATGGAGGCTCGTGACGCGTCGCTCGCGCCAGACGTTTGCTCGAAGTCGCGCAGCACAGGCGTCGTGTCATAGGCAGTCGGATCGATCGGCGAGGCCGGGATCGGAACAAGCTCGCCCTGCAGCGGCGCGTTCGCGCCGTTCGTCGCGACGCCGATCATCTGCCGGCCGCGCCGGTTCGCGAGGTTGTCGACGTCCTGGTCGGTGAGGGCGCCACCCTTGCGGTAGGCCCAGCCCGGGCGGTTTTCCTTGCGCGCCTGCGCGAGCTGCGTGCGCATCGCGTTGTACTCGTCCTGCAGCCCAGTCCACTGCTCGACGTCGGACAGGGGGTAGAGCTGGCCGTCGACTTCGTTCCAGTAGAGCGCAAAGAACGGGTACCAGCGCCGCCCGACGCGCTCCGGACGGTACGGCTCGCGCGCCCATTCCTTCGCGCCGAACTCCAGCGTGTAGATGGTCTGGCTCGCACGGTCCCAGACCTCGAGCACACGCACGAACTGCTCGCGCTCGCGCTTTCGATTGCCCACTTGGTTGTCGCGCGCCTCGCGGCGGTCGCCGTACTTCGTGCCCTTCGGCTTGCGGCCGAAGCGCTCCTCGAAGTCCGAGCAGGTTATGAAGAGCTGGTGCGCGATCGCGCGAGCCTGCGGGTACTCGCTGAAGGTCGTCAGGCTCTCGTCGAGGATCAGGATGTCCTCGTCGGCGACAAAGTCGATCACGAGCCCTTCCTCGACGAGCACTTCGACCTGCTGCTCGAGCGCCGCGAGCTGTTGCTGCAGCTCAGCCTCCTTCGCCTCCGTGTCGCCGTCGCCGCGCTCAATGCCGGCGGTAAGCGCCCGGATGCGCGCGAGGTTGTCCTGCGCGTCGGCGATGCGGTTGACGATGACCGGGTCCTGCTGAAAGTCGCGTTGGTAGCTGACCTTCAGCCAGGCGACGCCGTTGGTCATCGCGCTCGGGATCGCGCGCGTGATGCGCCTCTTGAGCCGGCCGCCGCGGATGAACATGCGGTTCAGGACGATCTGCAGCGTCTGGCAGAAGGTCGCCAGCGCCCCATAGGACTGGTCCTGCACCTGTTCCTCGGGGGTGACGTCGATCTCCGGATCCTTCGCGTAGTACAGCGGCACGAGCGTCTGCATGATCCCGAGGATCAGGTTCGCCCGCACCTCCTCGGGGTCGCGCTTCGTCTCGTCTTCGAGGCCCTGTACGCCGCGCACGTACTTCGCCAGTTCGACGTTGCGCTTGCGTCGCGGCTTGTTGTCATCGATCGCGCTCTCGGCCGCGTTCTGGAAGCGCTTGATGAGCGCGAGCGTGCGCGGATCGGTCTCCGGCTTCTCGCTGCCGGCGCTGCCCGGCTGCTGTTCGACGTCGGCCATCAGTGGCGATCGGCGAGCATCCGCTCGATCTTCGCGTGCTGTTCACCGGACAAGCCGGCGGAATCGTTCGGGCGCGCCTCGATCGTGTGCTCGGTCTCGTCGGCGAGCGAACGCAGCGCGGCTAGGCCGTCTCGGATCGTGTCCGCCAGACCGGCCTCGGCGATCGCGTCGGCTTCGAGTGCGGATTTCGTCAGCGGCACGAGGATCGGGGCGCCTTCGAACAGATGCCCGCCGATCGAATAGACGCGGTACCGGCGCAGGTCGCCGCGCTCGTCGCGCAGCTCGTCGACGCCCTCGTAGCGGGTCGTCGCGCCGCGAGCCGCGAGCAGCTCGGGGAACGACAGCGAGGGCCGCGTCTCGCGCAGGCGGGCGATGAGGTTCATGGTTCGCCCTTCTACCGGGGGCGAATTGACTCACTCCACCTTCGTCGCCGCCAGCGCCTCGCGATAGGCGTCGGCGAACGCATCGCCCTGCGTGCCGTGCGTCTTGATCGTCGTGAGCAACTTCGAGAGCGCGGCGCTGTGCTGGCTCAGGCGCGCGTTTTCGGCGGTGAGGTCACGCACGTCTGCCACCAGGTCGGCCATCGCGGCGACGGCGTCGGGCGGCACGGCGATCGTGCCGTTGGTGAGCCAGCCGCGTACGCGCAGGGTGGTCATGCCTTGTACCTGCTCACGGGTTTCACCTCCGACGCATCCAGAACCCGCGCTGGCACCCTGCCGAGCGTGGGCGGAGGCGGGGCGGCCTTCTCGGCCTCGGGCACGAGCCCTTTGCCGAACTTCTGCATGCCGCGGGCGGCCAGCGACAGCACGTCGACGCCGTCGTCGTACGCGCCGGCCGGGAACGCCTGCAGCTGATCCATCAGCGCCGCAACCCACGGCCGCCCCTCGGGCACCGAGAGCCACCCCATCGCGACGAGCGCCTGCAGTGAGCGGGCGCGCGTTGGTTTGTCGTGGATCGACGCGAGCCACTCCATCCAGCAGGCGAGCTGCCGCTGCTGCATGCGTTTGACGAGGAACGGCTCGACAGCGCGCCGGATCGGCCCGGACTCGCCGAACCAGATCGCCGGCTTCCACTTCTCGACCAGGTCGAGCTGCCGCTCGATCCAGATGTCGGAGGCCGTGCGATCGCGCCACCAGTCGAGCAGGTGCCAGCGCGACTCGTGATCGATGCCGATGATCCCGTGCTCGGTGTAGTCGCCGCCGTCCTCGGTTACGGCGTAGTCGCTCGCGCCGATGATCACCATGCCCTTTGGTGCGATGCCGTAGCGGGCGATCTTCGTCGTGTCGAAATAGCCGCCGGTGTCGGGCGCGGGGCGTTGCTGGTAGAGCGAAGCCCATGTGCGCGGATTCGATCGGAAGATCGTCCAGTGCTGCTCGTCGAACCACTCCGGCCAGAGCATTTCCCCGCGCGCGCGCCCGAGCGGGTCGTCGTCGCGCTCGGCTTCAGCCGGCAGCGAGAGCACCTCCCACGTCTGCCCATCGCGGCACTCGACCATCCCGGAGCGGCCGTCATAGTCATCGGGCAAGATCGACCCGGCGAGATCGGCCTCGTGCCAGCGCGTCTGCACGAGCACGATCCAGCCGCCCGGGATGAGGCGCGTCTTCAGGTCGTCGTCGTACGCCTCACACGTCTTCTTCCTGATCACCAGGCTGTCGGCATCTTCGCGGCCCTTGACCGGATCGTCGATCAGCAACCCGTGTGCGCGGTTGCCGGTGATGCCCGACAAGATGCCGCCGGCGAGGTACTCCGAGCCGTTGGTGAGTGCCCATTCGTCGGCGGCCGACGTGTCGGACGAGATGCCTGCGCCGAAAATCGCCTCGAACCCGGATTGCCGGCAGATCTGCCGCGCGCGCCGGCCATGCCTGCGTGCCAGATCCGAGCCGTATGACGCGAGGATGATCCGGTAGCCCGGGTGCTTGCCCATGAGCCACGTCGGCGCGACGACGCTCGTGTAGGTCGATTTCGCGCTGCCTGGCGGCATGAAGACCATCAGCCGGCCGTGGCGTCGCGCAGCGGTTCGCTCGATCGCTTCGAGTAGCAGCCGGTGGTGCGCAGTAACGCTCGTCTCGATCGGCTGGAACAGCCACTCGTCCGGGTCATCGCTCGCCGGCTTGCCGGGAACTTCGATCGCGTTGGCATAGTCGACGAGCGAGGCACGGGCGCGGCGTCGGCGCAGCAGCTCAGTGGCCGCTTCCGCCGGCGATAGCTTCGAGCTGCTCATCGGTCATCGTGTGGCGGTGCTCGTGCTCGATCGGCCCGCCACCCTTTCCCGTGTGCTCGGCCGCGACGCGATCCTTAAACCGTTCCGGCCGGCGCGCCTTCAGCATGAAGATCATCAGCGTGTCGCTGTACTCGCGCACCGTGCCGACCTTCTTGCCGCCCTGGTAGATGGGCTTGAGCGTGCCCTCGTGCGCGCGGCGGATGGCCTCGTCCTCAAGCGCGTCGGTGCCGAGTTCGAGTGCGGCCTCCCATGCCTGAGCGAATCTCGGATCTGCGTTCTTCCAGTCGTACGCTGTGCGGCGCGGCAGGCCCGCGTTCTTGCACGCGGCCGAGACGTTCGCGGTCGCGGCCAGCGCCTCGATGAACGCTTCACGGAGCTTTTCTTCTGTGCGGACTGCGCGGGCCATCACATCCTCGCCCTGTAGTAACTCACCACGTGTCGCTTCCTGCCGGCACCATCGGCTTCGTACTCCACGACGCGCCGATACGAGACGTAGATCTGCCGATCGATCTTCATGCGGGCGAGCGTCATACGCATGGTGTCGACGCGTTCGATACCGAGTCGCTCGGCCAGCTCGGCGGCGCACAGCGCGCGTCGCCGAAGCCAGAACAGCACCTGCTCGCGCACCGGTGCCGCGCGCAGCAGACGCCGCGGCTGAGACCGCCGCTCGTCGTCGGCAACGATGGCTGTGATGCCATTCAATCGCCGCTCCATCCGCGCGCAGCCCAACGCCAGAGCACGAAGAACATCGCCAGCGCACCGAGGAACGCACCGAGAAGCATGGCGAGAAGGATCAACGCGGTCATGCGCCCACCTTGAACCGCTCGCGCACCGCCTGCGGATCGCACCGCCCCTCGCGCTCCATGCCCTCGCGATACTCGTCGGTGCAGTCCTCGCAAGGCGATGTCGTGCCGTTGTGCACGCGTCGCGCGGCGCGCAGCCATGCGGCGAATGCGTCGAGGCCGGGAAAGCACGCTGGGAATGTGGTCGGCGCGCGCATCAGAAGAACTCCGGCTCCGGCTCGCGCGCGACCATCGGCAGCGCCGCCTGCGGCGACACGCGCACGATCGGCTCGGCGATGACGACCAGGCGCGCATCGCCGTCGGGCTCCATGCGCTCGGCGAGGATTCGCCACGCCCACTTGTCGTCCTCGAACACGATGCCCTTCAAGGCGTCGAGCGTGACCTTCTGGCTGTTGTCGAGGTCCAGGCATCGGACGTCGTCGTCCCAGTTCATCGGATCGCGCGCTATGCGCCGGGCGGCGTCCAGCGGGCGCTGCGGGTACAGGCGCAGGGTGAGCGCCACGCGCCCGGCGATCGGCTTGCGCAGGCCTTGCTCACGCGCTCGAGCGGCGACCTCGCGCTTGAACTCCTTCGCCTCTTTCGACGGAGCCTGCATCTGGCGACCGCGGATGGTGAACTGCGTCCAGTAGCGATTGGCCGAAATCGGGTACGGAAGCGTGAGGACGATCATCGCCACACCTCGGAGTCGATGCCATCGAGGTCGTGCAACGCGCCGCCGGGCGCGTACATCGCTTCGAACTCGGCATCCCACGGCACCAGCGACCGGGTCGGATCGTGCATGCCCCATGCGCGTGCGCAGCGCGTGCACCCGACCTTTCGGGCGCGCCGGTTCAGCACTCGCTGCAGTGCGTAGCGGTGACCGAAGATGGCGCAGATCAGACGCTCGATCACGACCGCGCCTCCCGATACCGCCCCTCACAGCGCTCCCACGCGATCACCGCCGCCCGCTGCGCGCCGCCGCCATGCGGATGCGTCGCCCGCGCGCAGGTCGGCACGGCGTAGCGCGCTGGCTCGCGGTAGTGGGCGCAGGTGGGGCACTGCGTGTCGGGGAGGTGGGTCATGCCGTCGCCAACCGCTCCCGCAGCGCATAGCCCATCAGCGGCCACATCTCGTCGACCGCCTTCTGGCGAGCGATCTTGCGGCCGAGCTCGGCGTCGAAGTTTTCGGGCGAAACGCACGCACTCTCGCCGGTGACGGTGTAGCCGTTGCGCAGCACCAGGACGCAGAAGGTCAGAAGATTGAGTCCTGGCTTCAACAGATCCGGGCGGGCGGCGTCCGCTTGGACGGTGACGTCACCGCCGCTGCGCTGCATTTCGCCAGCGGCGAAAGCACCGATCACGCCCTCGCCAGCCGTGAAGTAGTGCTCGCTAGCGATGTTCGCCTCGATGTCCGCCATCGTCACGCGCGGCGCCGTCAGGCCCTTGGTCTGGATCTCCTGCTCGATCTGGTCGTCGTTCATCGTCGTTCCTCAGAAAGCGCCGGAATCGGCCGGCTCCACATATGCGCCTGCGCGCGCGAGGTCGGGCTCGTTGTCGGGGTCGTACACCGGCACCTCCTCGACGCCTCGTAGCCGGTCTATGACGCCGGCCTGCATGAGCGCAAGCAGCGCGAGCTCGGCTTCTTCGCTGCGGCAACGCTCACCCCTTGTGTCGACATGCTCGAGCAGGATCGCGCGCAGACGATGGTCGGCGAACGCACCGCGCGCGAGCCTCTGCACGGCCAGCGCGGTCAACGGTCGACGTGCCCAGAAGAGCGGATCGCGCCGCGTGTTATGACCGATCGCGCCGAGCATTCGCTGCACTCGCGCGAGGTTTCTGCGGGCCTGCTCGGGCGCTGTCGGTGTGCCGAAGTACTCGAGCTGCGGCGTGCGATCGGAGCCCATCGGCTGCGCGCGGCACAGGCGCAGGAACTCGGGGAGCGTCGGCGGATTCTCGGCGTTCTGGCAGTCGACGAGCGCGCGCTGGATGCGCTCGGGATCGATACCTGCGAGCGCCTCGTCCCAGGTGGCGAAGACCTCGGCCATGTCGGCACCGCGCCACATCGCCGTGAAGCGCGTGCCCCATGTCGCGCGCAGCCTGGCGAAGACCTGCTGCGCGAGGGTTCGGTCATCCGACACGGCGGGCCTCCACATCGATCGTCACGGATTCGGGTTTCGCCGACTCCGTGCGGCCGTCGATCGCCGCGGAAATGCGGTCGATCTCGTCGCCGAAGGCGGTGCCTGGGCGCTTTCCAGCGCGCTGCGCGGTGCCTGGCGGGTGCTGCGGCATGGCGGCCGCATCGCGCAGTCGACCCGCCATCGTGGCGACGACGAGCGCCATGTTCTGCGGCGCGCCTCGCGCCTCTCGGAGCTCCGCGGACAGGTCGCCGAGCTGCTGCGGCGTGACGCCTTGCGAGAGCAGTTGCAGCAGGCGCGGGTCGGAGGGGTTGACCCGCTGCGTACCGGTCTCGCGCATCAGCCGGCAGGCGGTTCCAGCGAGGGTCGGCGGCGGCTCAGGCGCGCCCGCGCGGTGCGCATCCGACCGAAGGGAGGATGCAGTAGGTGTTGGTGATGGTGTGGGTGTAGGGCATTGCTCATGCAATGCTTGAGGAATGCTTGGAGCATTGCTCGCTGCATTGCTTGCCGCATTGCTCGGAGCATCGTTCTTCGTGCGATCCCAGCGTGCTTGAGCAGCCGCTTTCGCCCGGCCGCCCGCCTTCTCTTTGCGCTCCTTCGACTGCTCGAGCTCTCGCTCGATGCGCTTGTGCATCCAGCGGCCGTCGACGATCCGGAAGAATCTGGAGAGCACCGGGCGCAGCTTCTTCCACTCGGCCGGCGTCGCCTTCGTGATGGTGCGCAGCACCTCGTCGTCGTCGGGCGGCGGGCCGTTGCGCCAGTAGTCCATGATGAGCAGCAGGTAGCCGCCGTGCTGATCACGGGTCAGTCGCTGCGTGTCGGCGTGATAGGCGCCGATCCACAGGGGCATCCAAGCATCCGTCTTGGTCACCCCTTCCTCCTCCGATACTCCCGCCGCATACCCTTCGCCCACGGCACGCGGCGCTCCTCGGCGATGCCGGCGGCAACCAACGCGGGCAGCTCGCGATACGCGAACGACTCCGCCACACGAGCCCGCAGGTACAGATCACCGACCGGACTCCAGACGTCATCGAGTGCCGAGACCAGGCGGGCACGCGGCCTGAGCGGCTTGGGTTTGGAGGGCTTCTTCGGCCGCGGGTCCGGCTGCAATGCGGACGGCCCCGTGCGCGGTGCCGCACTCGCCGGGATGCGCGAGGAGCCGAGCAGCTGGTCGACGACGGAGGTGACGCCGGTCATGCTGCGTCGTCCTCCCTCACCCGCACCCACCCATCCGGATGGCGCTCGATGAGGCCGCGTGCGTCCAGGTAGCGGATGGCGATGGCGACGGTTTCGCGGTCGTCGTCGTTGAGCGGGTTACGCTGGCCGAGAGCCACTTCTGGCTTCTGGGAGGGGTCGAACCAGCGCTC